TATCGCACTCCCGCAATTTAACCTTGTCTCTATGTTTTATTAAACCCACGCTTTGCGAAGTTCTTTGATACGCCTTGCGGTAGTTCTACCAACGCCTTTAATTTTCATGAAATCCTTCTGCGTATTTTTAGACTTTAATAATTCTCCAAGTGACCCGTATTTTTCAAGTAATGCAATCGCAATAGGCTCTGTAATACCTTGTATCGCAATCAACGCTCGCAGTCTTGGGTCATTCGGCATCTCTTTGATAGCAGGTTGAAACCTTGTGCGCATTGTGCTGTTCATATTCAATATAGCGAGCCATTCTACGAAGTCATCCATGTCGTTGAACTCGATGAGGCGAACCTTTGGGAATTGCGAGTAAAGAGTCATTTTAAATGATTTTATAATTCTTTGTTGGCGCAGTATCTCTCTTGCCACTTCTTGCCTTTTCGCCTTGCGCCCTTTGAAGTATGGTTTTAGAGTAGTGTTATACACTGCGAGGATTGGGTATTCGACTGCTTCGCACAGTTCGGATAACTGATGTTTTACAGTGCGCCCGTTGCGCCCTATTCCGAGGATGCTACGGTAAAGGTCGTTAATCTCCTTCGCTTCGATTCCGTAATCCCCGATGATGTAGTCACCAGTGCTTAGTCTTTTAACGATGCACTGCCCCTTAGAGTCAGTATTCTTGTTGCCGACTTTGACGAATAAACGATGGAGTAATTTATCATTCTCTCTATCGTCTGCGACTATCATTAAATGTATTCTGCGCAGAGAGGGTATTTAAGCGAGTCTTTCAATAGAGGGGGTTTCCGGCCATCGGTTGCTGTAAAGCCCAACGGAGGCTCTTGATGACACCACGCAACGCATTGTAATTGCGTATCGCTCTGCGCATCTCCGAATCATCCGACCAAGTCCTATCGGTCAAGACTTGAAGCCATCTGTCCCGCAATTTCGATGCTTCTTTGAGCGTCGCTATCATTTCTTTTTCACTGCGCACAGAACCAACACCCTTCTCCATTGCATAGATTATGTTTTTGATACCAATGTGGACTCGGTGCATGTTCGTATTTGCGCACTGCGCCCGCTACATACTTTCGAGTAATTCCTTCGATATAGTCTTGCCAACCAAGACTCTCTATGAAAAGGCATATTTTGTCTGTTATATCATGGTTCTCTTCGGCAGATAATGCAGAGGGGGGTGCGTAGAATGCTAACTGTCTGCGCATCTCTTGAACCAGTGCGACCCGAACATGATGTGGTGGGTTCGATACACCGATTGCACGCTCAAGACACGGCGGTAGTGCGCACTCTCCGTTTGTTGCGCCGACCGATATTCCTTCACCGATTGAAACCTTCTTGCGCACAGGTATTGGGTTATCAAAAGCCCATTTTACCAAATCAAAGCATTCACTTTCCGCAATAGTGCCTTGAAAGGGGTCGATATTGATGTATTCCGATAGAGGTCTTTCCGGAATCCGGTAATTAAAAGGGTCTTGCGCAAAGTCATGTGCAGGAATAGTCACCGCCCACTTGCCACGCTTAGGATTGTATGTTCCCGAAACCCTTGTTAATTTTTCCGGATAACCGACTCCATCGAGACTGCTTAATCCCTCTGCCATCTTTCGCTCATATCGGTCAAGATGAATAGCCCATTCTCTGCCCCTTACAGGCCGTTGAAAGCATTGGTGGATATGAAACCCCCTGCCGGTCGCAACGAGCCTTACATCGCCCTCTAAACGCTTAATTAGTGCGGCGACATCATGCTTAACATCATCCATAGTGAAATCTTCGTTCATATCAAAGTCCCACCATGCTCTATCCATAATGGCAGAGTCATAGTTCCCGACTTCATCGAAGGGGAATAGCGAGGTGTAGATTGAGGTTTTTCCGTTTAGATTGCGGATATACTGAACAAACTCTTGTCTGTTGTTGCATATCGTTCTCTTGAGTCCGACCTGCCGAGGGAATTGAAGCATACAAATCAACCGAGGGGATTAGTCCTTAAGAATCACACGGTTGTTGCAGTGAGGGCAAACAGCGATTCGCTCGTTGCCAGTCTCAATATCACCAGTGAGCAACATCATGGGTTTCCCCTTTTCATTACTGACTTTCATTTCACCATCACATTCTGCGCAGATTATCATTCCTCTTCACCATCCAGCATCCAATCCCATTCTCTTTTAGCGAGAACATTGAAAAATACTCTTGAGTTCATATTTAGAAGCATTATTCCTCACTCCCAACATCTCTTGCGCACTGCATACAATGCAATTTACCTTCAAATTGCGGATTATGAGCCAGTGGTTTCACGCACTTTATGCGCAGATGCTTTGGTGGTATCACCACTCACCGACTCCCGTTAATTCACTCTCGCAAGCAGGCGCAAAGTCGCACCATTGAGGGCAGAAGTAGTCCGACCAAACCATAGGTTTTTCATGCGCCTTTAATCCGGCGATTGATTTATCCAGTGCCTTGATGAATGCCGTATGACTGCGCCCATTGACCTTTTCAACGATTAGGATTCCCTTTTCATCTCCGAGCATGACTTGTCTCTTTGGGTCTTCGACCATTTTCATGACGAAGTCCACATTGTCGGCGTCGGGTGCAAGGTATGCGAAGTGTGTAATTGGTCGAGTCTCTCCCATAAGGCGCAACATGTGCGCATAGTAGCAGAGTTCTCTGCGTGTGCGTGACAGTTTTCCGTCGTTCATATTTCCTGTTTTCAATTCATAAATACAAAGTCCACCATCGGGATGAACTAACACTGCGTCAATCAACCCGACAAGGACTACATCACGCTCTGCGTCATAGACTGCTCGGTATTCTTCATACTCTATCGGCTTGAACTTGTCAATGCCCCATAAATCAATGCGCTGTTGCTCAAGACACACCATTTCGTCTATCCCGTCTTCATGTTTTTCGACAGGGATTAGTGGCGCAAGGGTGCTTTGACCATCCCAATTATCATAGAGTTCTTCAAGAGCAGTGTGTATGCGTGACCCTCTCTCCATCTGCGGAGTAGCAGGCATTCGCATATCCTTCAAGACAACCTTTTGCATCCAAAATTGACGAGGACATTTTGAGTATGTCATAAAAGAAGACTTGCTCAATTTAAGCAATTTCCCCTCTTCTGTGGGGTCATAACTTGCGTTGATTTTCAATTCTGCAATTGACATTTTAGAAGGGTCTTTCATTCTTCCTCATCCCGCAATTTATGCTCGCAGGCCGGACAGTGAATGGGTAAAGCAATATCTTCAAGAATTGGAGTATTGATTTTGAATTGACATTCCGGACATTCTTCTTTATGAAGCAATCCCTGTGCTTCAAGCATACGAACCATAACCATGTTCAGTTTGTCGCATTCTGCGAATACAACCCTTAGCATTTGGTGTTGCTGTTCAAGGTTGCTACCCATTTCTTCAATCAATGCTTGCAATTGTTTAATTGTCGGTTTCTTCGTCTCTCTCGCCATAACTTAACCACCTATCAATACTCATATAAACCCATTGCTCATAACCAACCCATATCACTCATTCCGTTGAGTGCATTCTCAAGCCGAACAATATCCCATCCCATGACTTCATAATATGGTTCGACTTTGTCAAATACAAATCGTTCTGCTATGTGCTTGTAGCCTATCTGCGCAATACCCTCGACTTCTCTTGGGTCATCGAAAGCAATGTATTCGCCTTTGTCGTTTAGTGTTGTTAAGAAGTAGTCATCCTTGCGATAACCTTTCCCTAAATGCGTATTCGCCCACTGCGCACCTGCTCTTGCCTCGCCCAAAACCTTGTATTCGCTTAGATTTTTGTTTAACTTTGCTTTGATGCAAAGGTCACGAACGGGAATATCACTCGATATTATTTTGCGCACTAAACCCTCAACCTCTTGGGTAATCTCGGATTCATTCTTTTCGTTAAGTATTCCATGAATTGTAGATTGAAGGGCAGACTTTAGCGCATTGGGTAATCGCCCCTGCTTCATTTCAATGCCCTTCACATAGATTTCGGGTGTGTGGTGCTGTCCCTCTGTCCAAGAAACACTCGCCGCATATCTATTCTTAGCCATGATGAGGAATGTATCGCACCACTTCTCAAACTCTGTCTCAATTGGACTCATGCGCTCATTTACTGTGCGTAGAATCTCTAAACCCTTTTCGGGAGATGGTATGTCACACATAATAGAGTCAGTGTGGCCGTAGCGCACTGTGCAACCTAATTCGTTTGCAATGTCTCTTAACTCAAAAAGTGTTTGTCGAGAAGTGAAAGTGATAGCCGCCGCAATATCCGGATGGTAAAAACCAACCTTGCTATCGCCTGCAACACCATACATCGAAGCAACGAGGGACTTAGTAGCATACTGCAATGCGTCATACATTTTTCGCTTCTTTTCTGTCTCCGCAGACTTCATCAAGTCTTTGTATCTGTTGCGTAGAACGGTCATTTTATCCATTTGTCGGACAAGCAAACCTTCTCTCTGCGCAAACTTAACTCCATTCCCGCAATCATCTCCGCTTTCATCGAGAGTAGTCCAACAAATGTTGTTCTTCTTGATATTTGAATGATACATTGCCTTAATATCCATAATTCCTATGTTCTTATACACTCCGACCTCCGGCTCTTGAATATCTGCGCCTTGATAATCGACTTTATCGAATTGAGGTTTGCTCGGTATTTTTTGCTTGAAGTCTTCGTCACGCAGAGCGAGGATAGGGAAAACCTTCGTTATGTATGGGGTAGTGCGTATGTCGCACTGCGCAATGTGTTGAACGGCGGTAAAGTAGTCCAGTGCGCCGACCAAGTCGTTTAGTCTCGGTAAAAGGCGAACATCTTGTCTTGCGTAGTCGAGATATGTGCCAATATCTGTAAAATAGGTGTCATGCCCGTCTTTCAAATCAACCTTAGTTTCCTTTAAGCAGTATTGAGATACTGCGCCTAATCCCATCGAAGGCAATTGCCCGTTCTTCAAAGTCCATAACTTCTTAAACGCAATCATCAAGTCTATGGTGTTGTAGCCTGCAATCGGTTGCGCCCACTCCCCAAAATCATATCGGACTTTGCGCATAGGGGAAAGTGTGCGTATCTCAAGACCGTTTGCCTTGAATCTCTTGAAGAGTTGCTGGCAATCTGCATTGACGACATTCCAACCAGTGAGTATGTCGGGGTCACGCTTGCGCATAAGTCGAGCAAAGTCTTGCAACATTTCTTTCTCACTGTTGAAACACTTGAACTTGCGTTCACCGCTTGCGCACTCCTTCATTCCTTCGGGGTGTTCCTTGCAGGGAATCGAGTCATAGAAACCGGCTTTGTAATCGGGATGAGTGAATAGGACATACTCTCCATCCTCCGAGTCTTCGATGACGATAATGGTTATTTGTCCCGAATCCATCATCCACTCCATGTCAAAAAACCATGTCCTGTGTTCATACATGGGTATATTGATACGGTTCTCAACAAGAACTCGGTTGGGATGCGCAATGTTTGCCTCCCATGTGCGAACCTTCTTTGCGGCAGTGCGCAAATCATCCGTGTTGTCGAACTCTATCCTCCGTAATTCTTCCCCGTAAAGCCCCTTGTAAGACATATCGGGTAAGATGGTGAATGGTTGTCTTAAATTGCCTATGGTATGAGACTCAACATAGCAGAACGGTTTGCTTGTTTTGGTCATCGTCTGCCGATTGCCTTCTACATCTCTGTATCGGATTAAGACGCTATTCTTCTTCGTTCTCTCTACTATCACTGTTAAGCCTCCAAATGTTATGATGCCCTATGTCCTCATAAACCCGCCGAGCCATAATATCTCCGACATCGGCGTAGTCACATACTTTAGTGTAGCCGAGGGAAAGAACAACAGATTCGAGTCGTTGCATCGACACCCCTTCAATCGGGTTAATGATGGTGACTTTAGGGATAATGCGCAGGAGGTCGGATTTGTTGCGCTCATTCAACAGAAGTTTATGTAAGCCTCGACTTCTCCATTCTTTGCGAACATAAGTGTTGCCAACGAAAGCAAAATCACCAATGCGCAGAGAACCAGTGTAAGCAATTGCTTTGTCTCCCACCCATAAAACCCAATAAATCATTTTATCAAAAACAGAAGGATAACCCTTTTCTGTTGCGCAAGGCAAAACCTCTCTCCAATCTGTTTCTAATTCTTCATGTGAAAATGCAAAGGTTATGCGCATATCGGACAACATGCCAATCATTCTTTTCGTCGGCCAGTTGGTCTTGTCGCTATTCCGTGTGTGTTAAGCCATTTGTAAATCGTCATCGGTGATACTGCGCACTCTTTGGCAATAGAAGCCATACTGCGCCCCTTTCCGGCGTATTCATTCGCAAGCCACGCTTCTTTACGGTATGTCTTATGGGAAGAAACAGTGTTCTGCACACTGACGATTACTTGGTGTTGTTCTCCACACTCAAGACAAACGACATTCTGCGCAGAATCATTATCGACTCCGACTTTCAATTTAGATTCACATTCATTACATTTAAAACTTAATTTCATTTATTTAACTCTCCTGTATTCATATACTGCGTGGGGATAAAAGATTCTTTCAATATATCCCCATTTTGCGATAAGTTTCAGTATCAAACCAACCGATGTCGAAGAAAGGGCATTCTGCGGTATCATTACCTCATTCACCCTTTCTGTTATCTGCTTGCCATACAAAGTCTGCCCGACCTCCATTTCAAACAAAACGACTGCAAATACTGCAACCTTTCGGTGTATTTTATGTAGTGACATTACTTCGCCCATTTGTGACAACACTTGCTCAACCTGTTCCTGCGTAAAAGTCTCAAATGTTCGACTGCGCAGTGTTCTTGCAAAGTTGGTGTTATCCCTCATATGCTCGGCAATGTTAATTGGCATTTGCAACCTCCCGTTGAAATATGACTGTGTCTTGTAGTCCACCTTGAGAGATAAGTAATGAAATACCTCCGCCCAAAGGTGTTAAATCGAAGAATTGCATATCTACTGCGCCAGTCATTGTGCGCAGAACATTTTCAAGACTGCCACCGATAACTGTTGCGAATTGTTTAGATGTATGACATAACGCTGTGCGTGTGCGACCTTTGATTTCATCTCCTGCGCTCAACCAAAGAATGCTGTCGCTTGAGCAAGAGAAATCATAGTGAGATACTTTTTGCCCGTTCATAGAAGCACTATCCATTGCGTCGAGTATCTTCGCTACATCTACTGTTAGTTCACTGAAAGGTTCGATAATGCCACCAGTGGATGAGGTGTATTTTCCTTCGTTCTTCATTATTGCGTTAATGAAACGCTCACTGCTGTCCTTAGACCATTCTTTGACAGTCTTCTTAGTGTGCGTAAAAGCCTTAGCATCCTCGCTACTGATTAGAGTTGTTTGCTTTGCCTTAGAAACGATTTTGATTTTACCATCCTCTTGAGTCAAGCGCACTGAACCTTTATGTTTGGATAGTGCGCCGAGCATCAAAGAGATGTTTGCTACTACAATTGTATTACTGCTTGTTTGCATCGGACATTGCGCAGTGAACTGTGAGATGCTTGTTATGCCATCCCGAACAATGTTGCAAGTCTGCGCATAACCATTTTCTGCCTTTATTGTTGTTCCCTCAACCTGCGGAATAACCTTTCCGTTGATTGTTGCGTTTCTTTGTGTGCGCTTGAGAAGACCTTTGAGTGCGTCGGTCATGATTACTATTTCTTGCATATATATCCCTTACCCAATAGTCAATATAAACCCATCGTCACTCGAAATTGAATGATTCGGGCCGTTGTCTTAGCATTTTATCGAATACCCTTTGACACTGCGCACATTTTAGTGCGCTCTCTGTATCTATTTCGGGGTGAATCGACTCATGTTTGCCGACAGAGGGGAAACCTCTGCATAGAACATAAGAGAATGTGCCATCCGGTGTGCAGTCGATTGCGTAGTGTATGCGGGAGGAACGCCCCTGCATCAAAACCCGCTTGACCCGTTTAACCGGCATTTTAACCCCATGCCAAGAAAGGTAGTCCAGTCCAAGTGACTTCTCCATCCTTGACACTTAAGACAGTGTGCGTAGAACCTAAATGCTCTTGATTGAATCCTTTCATTTCTTCGATTGATGCTCTAATCTCCCATGCGCTTGCGTCGAGGTTCTTATCTGCCTTGACACCTGCGGCGAGGTCGCCCTTCTTGGTGTATCGAGTCATCCAAAGTTGCTGTGAGAAGAGGCGCATAGTGCCTTTTTCCCATTCCGGTTCTTCACCAATCTTCATCAATCCCTTTTGGCCGTTGCCAACATCTGCGAATTGCATTTTGTTTTTCAAGTGAAATGTAAAGAACACTGCATCGACAGGCAATTGGTGCGCTCGATTAGCAATATCTCGGAACAATTTGTTGCGAATACGCCATTCGGCTTGATTAAACTTGTCACCGTCTTCGACATTGACAGGGTTTTTACTGCGGTTCATAAGAACATCAGTCATTGCGAACTCGCACCACTTGAGGAATGAAGACATACCATCCATAATTACTGCGCCGACTTCACCATCACGGCATTTCTGCGCAACAATGTTAATGAAGTGACCCATTTTATCGACAAGAGCCGTGTAGTTAGTAGAATTGTCTTCGTTGAAAATAGTATCATCCAATTCATCATAGAGAGGGATGACAAGGATATTCGCATCATCGGGATAGTTAGCGGCAATCGTTTGGACTGCGCTATTATCCACATCGAAGATGATGATTTGCTTCTCTGCGCCGATGTGTTGGCGAGCAAGTGATACGGCAGTGCCAGTCTTAGCGGTATTTTCTTTACCGACAAGAGCCATGCGCACCGTTTGAGTGCGAGAACGCTTCTGCGCAAACAATCCCTCATAGTGCGCTTTCATGTCACGCGTTGGAGTCTTGTCTGCCTGCGAGTCCTTGTTGCCTTTTTTAGCCGTAGCCCATGCGTTTGCCATTCAAATCACCATCCCATAGAGTCTTGCTCGCCTTCTTCGGTTTCTTCTGCGCCGTCTTCTGCGCCGAGTCCTTCGACGGAGTCCATGACCCACCATCCGGAAACGCTCATACGAGGCATTCCGTCGTCTTTGCCAATCCAACCGCCACCGCAAGCGATGACAATAGAGCCGACTGCGAAATCAACCTTTGATTCTTCTTCCTTCGATACCCATAGGTCAATCGGAGGGATAGGAGAGGTGATGTCAAGGTCTGCAAGAGTAATGATGTAGCCACCTTTCTCTCTTGGGTCAATGTGAGCGACTTCAAGCGGCATTGCGCAGAGCGCATCCCACTTCTCTTTGTCACTCAATTGTCCGAGCCAACCTTCAAGGTCTGCAAGACCAACGAG